GCACACTGATAATTGAAGGTTCGAGTCCTTCCCTGTTCACAGTAAATTGATTGAAATAGTAGGCGAGAAGGACGGTGGCGGAAGTGGCCGGGAATAAACCGAGCAGCAAGGCTAAAGTTACACGCTCCTGCCCGTTCTTCTCCTTTACTTGAAAGATAACCCTAAGGAAGGCCGTAAAAGCGTATCGGGAATACTGTCGCTGTGAGTGCGAGGAAAGCGACCGGTTGATCACCGAATAGGACTAAGGCGCATATACGCTGGCCGATGATTAAACGATGAAGTGGGGTAGGTAATTTGGCCTACCCCTATTTTAAAACAGAAAATGAAAAGCGTATGGAAAACAAAAATCTGAATCAACTTATTTCTGAATGGAGTGAGGACTTCGAAAAGTATCCATTACCAATATGCTTTGAACCGCAGCAGGAGCAGCGCGAGTTGTTTAAGCGCAGCATGAAGATTAAAGAAGATGCCATTGAATTTTTGGCAAATACTGTTCCTGACGGTAAGTAAACGATAAGCGTATGAACATAAAGAAAATTGGTCAATTTTTAAAGTCTGTGGATGGGGCAGAATACCTGCTTATGCGGCACTGCATGGGAATGCGCGACAATATCCAGCATCTCATAAAGCACTACAAGTTTACAAAACAGGACATCTGTGAAAATTTTGAGATAAAGCCATCGCAGTACAAAAACTTCATCATGGGAAGTTTTAACTACGACATGAAGCACATGGCAAGGCTTAACTCATTGTTCATTGAACTTGAGTATAAAAAACTTCAAAAGAATGTTCCAGTTAAAATAGCTGGCGAAGATGCCATTCTGTGACCTCCATAAGACCGTATACACGACCGAATGCCGGGAGTGCTTGCACATGAGAGCGCGGGCGGAACAGCAGGCAAAAAGGGATGCCGAGAAGCTGGCAAAGAAACTATCCACCCCAAAGAAAATTTACTCCCCACCCAAGAAGGTGAGCCCAAAGCAGAAGGAAAAGAATGCCGAATACAGCGCAGAACGTAAGGAATGGCTTATCGGCAAAAAGTGCGTAGTGTTCCCGGAAAAGGATGCGACAACAGTGCACCACGGAAAAGGCCGTATAGGCTACGCGGACGATTGGGCGCGACAACACGGCATAACGCTACTCATGGACAAACGCTATTGGATCCCGGCATCTATGGAAGGGCACGAATACATTGAGAGAAACCCGGACACGGCAAAGCGCGAGGGATGGAGTTGGAGCCGACTTGAAAACTTAGACCAGGAAAAGGAAACGATATGATACGCGCAACAGAATTAAGAATTGGAAACATTGTTGGCATGAACTTGTCAAAGTATCCTAACAACTGGTTTGTAATCTTAGAGGTTGCAGACAGTAACATCAAAACAACTGACGATTGGTGGACACCTTTTAAGCGAGGCCGCGAGACTTCGTTCTATCAGCCTGAAGACATGGAAGGCATTCCTATCACCGAAGAATGGCTGTTGAAGTTGGGGTTTAAGAAGTGGGATAGCGGAGACAATTGCTATATTAAAAAATACCATGCTCAAGGTGAGTTAATAGTTTTTAATTGGCTTACACTTGCAGCGCAAGCAAGTGATGTTAAGGAAGGTGAATATTACTTTATGTTTCACAATCTTATACACATTATCAAATACGTCCACCAGCTACAGAACCTCTATTTCGCTTTAACCGGTAACGAACTTGAACTGAAATGATAAACTTAATAGCAGTTACCCCAATGGCCGGAGACGGCTCAATAGGATACAAGGCAGACCTATCTGCGTAGGCTGGGGAGTTGTAAACGATCAGCGAACGAACCTAAAGAGGATGTGCGCAGGTTGTCGAGGCATAGGAAGGATAAAACGTAAAGCATGAATAACACACCACACCTAATATCCCCAACGATCAACCATAACGATGTAAGCCGGTTATTGAAGGAAATAGCCTATAAGGGTAAAAACTGCCGCATAGGAAAGACCTACCCGGCCGGGGTTGGAAGAATCAAAAGAAAGGCTTAGTTTTGGTTTAAAACGTACATTGCAATGGCCGCACCGGCAGGAAATCAGTTCTGGAAATTAAGATCAAAGCACGGAAGGGATAAGCTATTTGAAACCCCCGAACTAATGTGGGAGGCCGCTTGTGAATACTTTCAATGGTGCGAGGAAAACCCATTTTACAAGTCAGAGGCAAAAGTCGTATCGGGCTATCGGAATGACGGATCGGTTGAAATAGCCGAATTACCACAAATGAGGCCATTTACAATACAGGGTCTATGCCGTTATTTAAACTGCAACACCAAGTATTTCAACGATTTTAAGGATGCCGGACATAAAGATTTTTCCGAAGTCCTTACGCGCATCATGGATATAATCTATGAACAGAAGTTTAGCGGTGCTGCATCTGGATTTTTCAATGCAAACATTATCGCCCGTGATCTTGGGCTTGCTGACAAGAAGGACGTTGATAAGAAAGTAACGAAGGTTAACTTCACCGATGGAGCAGGATAGCGTTGAGATAGTACGCCCAAAACTTACCTCCTACCAAAAAGCAATCCTTTATTCTACCGCCAGGTTTACAGTAACAAAGGGAGCAACTAAAATAGGAAAGACATTCCCGCACCTGTTCTGGTTATTCGAAAGAGCGCACGATGAAAAGAAGAAGGGCGCAAATTACTGGTGGGTCGCCCCGGTACACTCTCAAGCGAAAATAGCCTTCAATCGCCTGCGAAGGGTATGCGTACAATTAGGCTACCGCATAAACGAATCAGAACTTTTTATTGAAACAGGGGTTGATTCCCGGATATGGTTTAAGTCTGCCGACAATCCCGACAATCTTTACGGGGAAGATGTTTTCGCGGTGGTGTTCGATGAGTTCACCCGCGCGAAGGAACAAGCGTGGCATGCTATCCGATCAACGCTGACGGCCACACACGGGGTTTGTAAGTTCATCGGTAACAGCAAGGGCCGAAAGAACTGGGGGCACAAACTTTGGTTAAAGGCCAAGAACGGGGAGCCGGGTTACGAGGCTTTTAAGGTTACGGCCTACGATGCTGTGGCGGAAGGCATCCTCACAATGGACGAAATTGAGCAGGCTAAAAGGGACTTGCCCGATTTAGCGTTTAGAGAGCTTTATTTAGCCGAAGACCTGGAAGACCAAGCAAACCCCTTCGGGATTAAAAATATTGCCTCCTGCGTCAAGACATTGAGTAATAAGCCTGCCCGGTGCTTTGGGGTTGACCTTGCCAAGTCTGTGGACTGGACGGTCGTAATAGGCTTGGACGACTTCGGTCATGTGTGTGTATTTGAAAGGTTTCAGGCAGACTGGACGCAAACTACGGCGAGGGTTATTCAGATCATAGGAAACAAACCAGCCAACATAGATTCCACCGGAGTAGGGGATCCAATCTTTGAATCGATAAAGCAGAAGTGCGCAGGGGCATTGTCATTCAAGTATACCCAAGCAAGCAAACAGCAGATCATGGAAGGACTTGCACTTTCAATCCAAAAAGGTGACATTAGCGTAATTTCCGGGGTAATGCAGGACGAGCTTGAGGCTTTCGAATTTGTGTACGGCCGGACAGGAGTAAAGTATGAAGCCCCATCAGGTATGCATGACGACACGGTAAACGCTTTGGCACTGGCCAACGCTATCTACATCAAACCGCAGGGCGGCTTCACAGGCATGACAACGTACTAAATCATGATAAAACTAACAGCAGAATTAAACGGGGTAAAGGTTGAGCGGGACATACCCGTGCGATGGGAGGAAGTCACATACCGCCAGATGCTTGAACTCGACACGCCAAGCCAATCAAAAGCATTATCAATCTTCACCGGACAAAGCGAGGAGGCTTTACTGAAAGCGAAGATCAGGAACCTAGACGCGGTGATTAACGCGCTTTCGTTCTTAGGTAATTCAGAGATTCCACTGGTTCAATTCCCCAAAGAAATAGCTGGTTACCCGGTTCGGCAGGACTTGGGATTTGAGGCGTTCGGACAGTACACGGACATAAAAGCCGAGGTAGAGAAAGGCTTTCAGGGGATTGAGTTGCTGAAACAATACCCGATCATGTGCGCCATTTACGTAACCAAGCCATACGATTTTACAGAGGCAGAAAAGAAGGTTGAAGAAATGCTTAACGCGCCATGCACGGAGGTCTTGGCCGTGGGAAATTTTTTATTAATGAAGTTGATCGCCTTGAACAAAAGCACCAGTCAAATCTCCCAAAGTCGGAGTATTCTCCCGAAGAAATGGAGGCTGGCTTTAAAAGGCTGGCTCTCGCGTTTGGCGTTTCGGGTACGTTATTCTACCTTCAATCTATACCACCGTATCGAAAGAAAGAGGACATAGAACGCATGAGCGTGTATGACGTTTACCACTGGTTAGAATATCTTGCGCACGATGGCGACACCAAGAAAAAGTACTCCGAGATTATGAACCGTAAAATGAGCAAGAAATGAGAAGGGAAGAAGTCAGGGCATTTTTACAATCCGGGGTAGACGCACTT